CGTTTTGCTTCAATGATTTTGTTTCTTTGATCATATATACACCAAGTAACTGCATTTTTCAATGAACTAAAAATCTTAGAGACAAAGGTATATTTTTTGTTTACTACAAACATATGTTTTGTTTTTGGTTCAATAACATAACTGTTAAATAAATCGTAAGAGCCATCATCATTCTTAATGACGGCAATATCTGCTGCATATTTTTGAAACTCATTTGTCAAAAAGTTTATTACTTTTTGTGAAAATTGATAATTAATCATATTTTACCGTAAAATGTATATTTTTTAATTCGGGTGATATATCTAGAAAATTGGGTAATTTATCCCATTCGGTTCCGCATTTAATCATAGGAACACCATGACAATCATCATATAACCCACCTAACTCATTCCGACCATCATGAAAAACGCTAGGATGTTGCACTGTAAAATCAAATTTCCAGCCTGGGTATGTTTCATCTTCTTGTTGCTGAAACAAAAAACCAAAATTTTCGAATGTATCAAATCTAATATTAAATTTTTCAGGATTAGCTAAGATATCAGGTTGCGATCTTAAAGAAATAACTTGCAATATTGTATCAAAATTACATTGAGTATTTCTTTTATGAAACCAGACATGTGGTTCTAAATCTACGCTAGGTTTTGCGCGATTTAATATTCCTGTTTGTGTTATATCAAACAAAGTATAACAAGTAATTTTGATATTCATGAAGATATTTATGAGGTAAAAAAACCCGGAAATAAATCCCGGGTTTTTGATAACAAGTTAAAATTAACCTGTGAATGTTGCTGTTGTAGCAACAGAAACAGCTTCACCAGCTGCTGCGGTAACAGCAGCATCCAATGAAGTAGCGTCCCATGCACCAACTGGATATACAGCTAATGCTAATGTATCATTTGTAGTAGATGTAAATTCATACATATATACAGTTGCTAATTGCTGTACTGCATTTATTGAGTTTAGAATTTGAGTGCCAGTTGTACCTGTACCTGAGAAAGTAACTGTAAAGAAGTCTAGCTTAGGACCTTGTGGTTGTACTGTTGCAGCAGACTCAACAGCGTTGACACCTGAGTTGGTGTAAGCTGGTGAATCATAATTCATTACGGGTAAAAAGTCACCGTTAACTTTTGTAAATTGTGCCATGATAAAAATTCCTTATGTTTGTTGAAGCCTGCTGCTTCATATCTATATTTACACTTTTTTTAAAAAAAGTCGGTTTTATGGTTAAAAAATAAAGAAAACATCCTAAGGGATAGAGACTTTTTAACGGTTTTGTAGATTTTGACGGCTAAAACCCATTCTATCTACGAATTTTAATCCATTCGCTACGAAACCTTCTTGAGTATTAGTTCCGTCTTGTAGATATCCCTGTACAGGGCTAGATTCAGCGGCTTTGTTAAGTTGTTGAACTATGTTCATTTTTAATTTGTATATTTCAGACCATATAGTAAATATACCAATTAATCCATTTTTATTTTGTTGAAAATGATTTAGAATCTTTTCCTTCATTGTAGTTGTCATTGGTCTAGATTCTATGTATTGTAAGAATCCATTGATCAAGTTTTCTAAATTGCCTGATACAATCCGCTTATTTATATAAGTGGTAAATAGTTGATTAAAGCTACTACGAGCCTGAGGGGCAGTTTCCAACATTTGATCTACACTAGCACCGTATTTTTGAATACTACTTTGAACATTTTTAACTAATTTATTGTCTAACTTTAATTGAGGGGTGTTGGGCATTTTGCTAGGAACAACAGCAACACTAGTATTATTTTTTAATTGTCCAATAGTTCCATTCAATGGAGTTGCTTCATCTGTAGACATTGCGTTGGGTGTAATATACTGATGAACTGCAATACCTGCAGATTTGCCACTAAGAAGTTTGCCTAAATCACTAGATGTATCTACTTTGTATGTAATTCCGTTTGGATTAGCTCTGAAAATATAATATCCGTTTTGATTTTTTAAGGGTTCACCAAATAATAAATCTCCCCAATAATAACCTTTTGTTCCTTTAGATGCTTTTGCTAAATTAGGCCAAAGATTAGCGATAATATTGTGCAATGCAGATCGTTCTACGCCCCTGGCTCTGTCATATTCTACAAATTCTTCTGGGCTAAAGACATTTCTTCCAGCACCGTCTTTTTTATTGAACATGTGCTTATCCATGATTCGAAATTTATTGTCTGGTCCATGACCAAATATCAATGCAGGAAATCCGTCCCATTTTATAGTAACGGTATTGGGATTTTGAACAGTAAGTTGTGCAGCTTTTATTGCTCTATTTGCACCATTAGTTCCATTTAAAAATACTAAATCTTCAGGATGATCTAAATGACCCTTGTCCTCATTAATAATGAGTTCAAATTTATCAGATAATGTGCGTAAGTATTCAGAAATATTCATTTTATTAATCAGTAGCCGGCTTTTTACTTATTTTTTTAAGAGGTTTTCCAGTTCGAACTGGCTTAGGACCAATAGGTTTAGCTGCCACGGTTGGTTTAGTAGTAGGTTTAACCGTCACTGGTGCAGCAGGGACAGTGGGTTTAGTACTTGCTTTATGAACTATTCCAGTTGGAGTTCTAGTTACTGTTCCGCCGGTAGATAATGATGGTTTAGGTCTAGCTTTAGGTTTATTTGCCAACTGAGATGCCATTTGTTTAAATGCTTGTTCTCCACTAGAAGGTTCGGATTGCGTAGTTGATTGCAATTGTTTTAATAATAATGCTTTTTCGTTAGGTTGTAATTGATTTACTAATTGTTTAACTTTTTCTAGTGTTGCTGTTTTTGTTGTAGTTTGTGCTGTAGCCTGACTTGGGGTTTGATTTGCAGGTTGATCAGCACCGGAATTTGTGCGCTGTGCTTGGTATTGACGGTCATCGCTTTGCAATAAAGCATAAGCAAGATTGCCCATTTGATTTAATGCAGTTTTACCTTTATCTTTATTATAGGTTGCTTCTACGTTATTACTTAGTTTATCTACTTGAGCCTGTGCGTCAGGTGATAATCTTGTTAAGGTCGTATATTTTCTAAACCAGTTTTTTAAATAAGTGCTAATTGATCTTGGATTGGCATCAGCTTCATAAAGTTTCATTATGTTTTCAAAAACAAAGTTTAAACTATAAAATTTATCTTCTTTTATTGGTGTAACACCTGTTTGAGGATTTGTTTGTTGACTTGGTTGAGCAGTTGCGGGTGTTTGTCCAGCACGAACATTAGGATCTACCAATTCACTTTGAATTGCACTATCTAAACTATGAATTGCTTTTGCGACGAAATCGCGCATAAAAATATCATATGCACGTTTATCTTTTTTAGACAGTTGACCTTGATTAAATCCAAAAATACTAGATAATGAAAATTCATCAAGTTTTTTGTCATTTTTAATTTTCTTGGCCATCATTTTTCTTTCTTATTGACTTTGAAAATCTTGTTTGGTCACGGCCTTTTATAGAACTTAGTAGTTTTTTCTCTAATAATTCAGCGGTATTTTTATCATAATGGCGGTTGATCAATTCGATTAAATTGATTGCACTTGTAATGATATTTAAAGCCCTACTTTCTATTAAGTAACTAGCATCTTTATTGTTACCAATAGACTCAAGTTCTTCCAATAAACTACGTGTTTTTTTCTGCATAAAACAAGTTTCCTTAAATGTATTTATGCGAATTACGGAGATTTATTTCTTTAGCGAATTGAGTAGAGCCTTCAATTTAACACCCTGTACGTCAGCATTTACTTTTTTGTTTATTGGAATTATTTCACCTGTTGTCATATCAATCGTTTCTTCTTTAGTATTAGAATCAATAATCGTTGAATGAGGCTTTAACTTATTCAAAATGTCATTGGGGCTGGGCTGAATCTTTTTATTTTCATCTTCTTCGGTGTTGGGATCCGTAATTCTCAATGTTTCTACATTGAATTCTAGTTCAATTTTCTGTCCTACACCTGAACTACTACGTGTTTTCATTAGTTGAAGCTGATATTGTCCACGTTCACGCATAGACCTAGAAGTGAAAATACCAAATACATTATCTGCTGTATTGATCTTTGAAATGCCGCCCGAAATATGACTATGATCGAATTCAATTTCTTCGACCGCCGAACGATTTAACTGACTTGCAGTTACAAATAATATATTCAATTCCTTAGCTAAATTTCTCAATTCTTCCGATACGTACTTGTCTTTTACGAACAAATCACTAGGGCTAACTTTAGCACTAACAGGCATCAACAAGTCCAAATAATCAACACATAAAAAGTCTATTTTTACGCCGGTTTGTATTTGTAATTCTTTACAGTATGCTCGTAGATCGTTAACCGTGCTTTGTGCAGGCATGTATTTGATGCGCAATTTTCCTGCCTTTTTTGCCATCATTTTAATTTTCATTTCTACGTTATCGATATTCTTGAAAATATCGCGGGTTGAAATCTCAGTCATCATACTGTCGATACGCATACTACACAAACCTTCACTTAGTTCTAGTGTAACATATGCACCGTTTAACCCATTTTGAACCCAGTTAACTGCTAGATTCTGCATGAAAAGACTTTTACCTGATCCCGAACCACCTGCAAAAATTTGCAACTCGCCTCTATTAAAACCACCATAGAGTTTTTTGTCCATGCTAGGCCAACCAGTGGAATTTTGACCATTGCTACTTTTAAGTAAGCTAAGTCTTGCGCGTGGGTCAAGAAAGTAATCTGTACCCATGTCTTTTTGCAAACTGATTTGTACCGCATCTTTAATTAGTTTTTCTACTGGACCATACTCACCGTTTTCAAGCAAATCTGCTGACTTTAGAATTGCTCTTTCTAGTTCTTGTCTTTTTGTAAATTTTTCAAACTCGTCCAAAAACCAATCATAATGACCACTATCTAATTCAGGAATAGGTTCTACCTCAGTTCCCGTTGCTGCTTTTAGTTGAGCAGGATCGGGCATAATGTTATAGTTTTTACTATGTTCTACGATAAATTCAGCAACGGGTTTTAATCTACGATCAAAGTTATCGGGATTCATGATGTTCATGACCCTAGTATACAGTTCTGCGTTTGTCATCATCATACGCAAAAACAACATTTGCATATCAATGTTATATTCTGTGCTCAAGTTTTCTCCTTTGAATTTCTACTTTAACTCTACTTGTTGTTGCACTTTGTAAGATACTTAGCAATGTAGGTAGTTTGCCATATTTTACTACTGCATCATTAACATCTTTGATTCCCTGTTCCCAATTTGGAATACTTACACTATATCCCAATTCTAATGCTCTAACACATGATTCTAATCCTGTTTTATCACGATCGGGTACAAAAATAATTCGTTTATTTAATTGACTTAACAATTCAACTTGTTCCTCGCTAATTGTATTATGTGTTAACGCACAAGCATTAATACTTAATGCATCAAATATACCTTCAACTAGAATGCATACTTCATAGTTTGGTTTTTGAAAGTCAATACCAAATACATATCCCGGCTGTTGTTCATTAATATATTTGGGAGTTTTATTATCTAAAAATCTACTGGTATGTCCTACTATTTTATTTTGATATGTATATGGTATAATGATGCGATTAGCTTGACGACCGGTGTCAGTTGGAGTTACCATGAAAGGATAATCAGTAACATTGATATTTCTATTTTTAAGATAATCAATGTAAATTTTATGTCGTGGATTGTTACTATCGATCAATTCGCAATCAGGTAATTTGTGATCTTTGAACTTTATTTTCTTTTTGTTTTTCTTGGTTTGAACAAAAGATAATAAATCCTTTTGTTGCAAACTTTCTAAGTTCCATCTCTGTATTTGTTGTTCATCGATACCACACCAAATTAAAAACTGCCTGGTGTTTTTTGATATACTTTTACCCAATATAAAGCCGCATTTGTACCCACAATTAAAACAATGCATACTCCAATTATTACCATCTAGTTTAATTCCACCGCGCTGGCGTTTATCGGGTCTATGCCCACGATGATGGCAGCATATAGCGTTGAAGCTATGCCAACCACTTTGTGTTAATTTTTTCTTACCGGGGACGATTTGTAATATATCAAACACTTTGTAATTATAACATAGTGTT